GCGGCGAAGAACTGCACATAAGGCCGCGCCAGCCCTGAACTGGCGATCTCCACCGGCTGCACCCGCACGCCCCACAGCGGGGACGCATTCACGAGCCGCGATCTTAAAATCTGGTAGGCCGCTTCCTGTGCACTGACCGTCATACGTCTTCCAGTCCCAAGTTATCTTTGGCGTCCTGCCCGATCCGCTTCTGGGCATCGGCGAACACCGGTTGCATAAATGGACGCGGCGCGATGCTTTCGGTGCCGTCCTCAAGGTGGATGCCATACTCCACGCCGTCCATGATCTTTCGCGTGAATTGCCCGTCCCGCTTCCAGCGGATGCTGGCCCATAAAGTGCCGATGTCCACATTCGGCGGATAGCCTTCTTGGCTCGCCGTATGGCTTACGCCGCCCCGTGTGTAGGTCCGTCCCGGCGGCGACGTGTTGAAACTCAGCTTAATCCGGCTCACCATATCTTCCGCGAAACCGTCCAGCCACGTCGCCACTTTTTCAGGCTCTTTGCGTTTCAACTGCTGTAAACCCTTGGTGTCCAGAACAACTTTAGGATTCGCCATTTCTCCGTCTTTCTCCCCTCCCTGTTCTATGGGGAGGGGCAGGGGGTGGGGTATCTCAGAAGGGGGCAAGTGCGCCTAGGTTCGCACCCGCGTGATGACGGCCCCGGCAAAAGCGCCGTCCGTCAATTTGTCTTCCACATCCACAACCTGATAAACATCGCTGCCGACGATCACCACATCATCGACGCGGAACGCCGTGTCAACGGGACAAATCAACCGGTAGCGCTCCACCTGTGCCTTCTGGCTGCCGATCACCGCCTGACTGTTCGCATTCGGCGTCTTCGCCCGGATCACCCGGCACGGCACGTCGCTCGCGATCAATTCCAGTTGGTTCAGCGGTTCGCCCATCGTGCCTGTCGCGCCCGTCTGGCGCTTGATCGTACACACATCGGTCAGCATCTCGTTGACGTTCCGCTGCACAATCGCCAGTGTTCGAGCGCTAAAGCGTGGCATCATTTCCCCTTCCGCCCATCGTCTTCACCTTATGTGGACTTCTGTGCCATTAATGCACATATTGGCTTCCGATAAACACGATTCTCTACACCCGATGCGAATCAACCACCACCGCGCATGTTTCCTGTTCGGTGTTGGGATTGGTGCTCACCCAGTTGAAAAAGTAGTTGCCGGGCCCGTTCGTCCCCGGCGTGAAGTCATAGTAATAGGTGCCGGTGATGTCCGTGGTTAAATCCGCTTTTGCCAGCGTGCTGATAACCGTCTCAGTGCCCGAATGCACCTTGCTAATGGTCATGGTGATCGTGTCCGGATTGACCGCCGCGCCGCTCGAATTTTTGAAGCTGGCCGTTGTGCGAAGCTGCTGCTTGGGGAAGTATGTTGTCGTCTCAGTCATTAACCCACCTCACTCGATCCTGCCGCGCGCTCACCGTCAAGCTGCTGGCACCGGCTGGCGTAATCTCGGCCGCGCTGCTGCCCGTGGGCGTCACCGTCAATCCATTCGCCCCCACCGGCACCACGGCCAGCGCACTCGCCCCCACCGCTTCCAGTTGCAGGCTGTTGACGCCCGCCGCTTGGATGTTGAGCTGTGCCCCGTCCACCGCCGCAATCGTCACCGAAGACGTTACCACCGTGATCAGTAATTCATTCAAGCCGACTGCCGCCAGTTGCAGCGCTGCCGTTGCCACCGCGCGGATCGTGACCGTGATCTGTCCGGCAGGGTCAGGTGGGGGAGGCGTCACCGTCCCCGCTGGCGGGAAGTAGCGCCCCGCGAAATAGTGTTTCGGGAAATAGTGTGATGGAAACATTAGTCACCATCAAGTGTAACGGACGTGCGTCCATCGCTGGTTGTGGTCGCGTCAATTCGGTCTTTGGTGTCCAGTAAATCGCGGGATTTGATATGGTCTGTGTCTGCACCGGACAGCTTCCCAGCCAGCGCCGACAACATCACGCGCATGAACCACGCCGCCGTCTTCGTGCCTTCGAGGACGTGCGACCAGACGCCGCTTGGCACTTCTGATACTTTGGCGTCGAGGTTTACGCTTAGAATTTGAGCGAATGAGTCGGGGTCAGTGTGGTCGAATGGAATTTCGTCCCATACGTGACTAACGCGAGAGGTTATGATTTGGCCGATTTGCTGCGAGAAATATTCACCAAATGTGTCCGCAATGAGATGATCAAATAGCGATTCCTCCCACACCAACCCGGGCACATTCGCAAACGCGTTATAACCGACAATATCGCACGCGTGTTCGGTGATCGGAGTGCAATCGGTGGCCTCGATATGCCACCACAGTTCACCGGCGGTCGCTGTATCCAACACTGTAAAGGCAAACGTATACAATCCGTCGCCAATCTCGCTTACTGTGCCATCAGCAGCAGCAAACGCGCCGCCGTTTTTACTGAGAGTAACAGACGGCGTTTTGCCCGTTGCCAGTGATCCGTCTGCTGTCAAACGCAGTACAAAATTAAGAGGATATGTTGACGCCGTTAAAAATTGGCGAAAGTTACCCATGCTTACCTATTCCTCTCCATAATCCGGCGCTTCCTTGAGAAGCGTGTCCGGTCGGTAGCTGTGCTGTCCGCCGCTGCTGCTTTGCCAGCCCAGTCCAAATTCACTTTTCACAGCCGCCAGTGCTGTCTTCAGCGCTTCCAGCGTCGTGCTCCAATCCACGCGCAGCCAATCGGCCTGCATGTTGGGGTTGTTGCTCAACTCCCTGATCTTGCCTTCCAGCAGGCTTTGGGCCGCTGCGCCAACGGTTCCTTTACGTGCCACAATCATGGTGATCTCTTCATCCGAATACATTGCGGTTTCACGTACCGTGTCGCTGATGTAATAGCGCACCAGCGTCACATCATCCGCCGTCGCGCTCGGTTCATAGGTAAAGGTCATCGCTTGTCGTCCCACATAATCGTGGCGGTCACGCCGTCGCCGTCATTGGCCTGTGCAATCGTCACCGATAAATTGCATGCGGTCTTGAGGGGACGCCCCATGCCCGAAATGTCGGTTGCGGCTGTGTTCTTGGCCTGTCCCATCGGATAAAACCAACCATCCGTCGCGGCATTGCTCACAGCGAGAATGGTTTGCTGCGGTGTTGGCCCGGCTTCCGCAATCGTCACATCTGTCGTTCCGGCGGGCGGGCTGTCCAGATAAGCCAGATGAATGGCGAGGATTTCACCCTCGATTGGCACACTGGTATTGGCTGTCGCGGTTGAAGTGCCTGCCCCACCGGCTGATGGAGAGGCTGTAACCTGCGTTCTCTTAATTGCCATAGTTCCGATAACTCCTCTTCTCAAACCCGAACCCTGCCCATCAAGCGAGCAGGGCTGGAGTTATCCAATTGATTAAGTGTCGGCCACCGGGTCGAGGATACCGGACTTGTTGGCCGTGTTGAGGGTATAGTTCTCTGCGCCGTAGGCCGAAGCCAGCGCCACAGTACCCGCCAAAGTGGTGACCGCAGCCGCCACACGGTTGTCATGCACGAAGCCGGTCGAGCTGCTCGCCAGCAAGATCGCGCTGACCTGTGTTGTGCCGCCGGTCTGAAGAATAATGTTGCGGGCGATCTCGCAGTTGACCACGGCGGTCGTCGCGTTGATGACGGCTGTGGTGGCCGCGTTATTCATCGCCAAAATGAAGGTGTTGTCGAGGATGCGGGTATTGTCGCAGCCCACCAGCTCGATCCACTTCTGCGCACTGCCCGCCGCATTGGCTTGGTAGTGATAGCAGTTCTTCACCGTCAGATAATCCGCCGCCGCTGAAGTCAGCAGGAATTGAATGGTCTGGCAGCTGGCCGTCTCAAAGTGCTCGATATTATCGAGCGTGACATAGGCCGCCGTGACGCTGAACATCTTGACCACTTCATCAATGGTCGAAGTCACGCGCAGATTGGCGACGTACACATTGGCCGCGCTGATGAGGAAGGTCGAAGCCGTCGCGCTGAATCTGATCGTCGGCTTGTTGCTGCCGACGCCCAAACCGATGATGCTGATGCCTGCCACGTCGGCAGTGATGCCACCGGCAGCACTGATGGTTTCAGCATGGCCCGGCATGACGACAATCACGTCACCCTTGTTGGCCGTGCAGAGGCCGATTGCATAATCGATTGTAGCGAGCGGAGAATCCGGCGAACGGCCATCATTGCTATTGCTGCCGGTGTTGCTGTCCACGAAAAAGTATTTGCCGGTTGTCGTGGGGATAAATCCACTACCCATGACAGGAATGCCGAAGCTCGACAGTCCACCGGGGAAATTGGTCAAAGGCATTTTGTCACCTCGTTTGATCTCGTCTCATACAAAATCACCCCACCGCAGTGGCAGGGTGATCACTTTTCAGAAGTCGGCTTATCGGTATTTAACTCGCGTTGCTACCGACGACCCAGCGGAAGTCCTGCCAGCCGAAGCTGTAGCGCATCCGCCCGAAATAGCTGCGCACCAGCGTGGTTGCCACGTCGTCATCCGAACCGAATGACGCCTGAAGACGCCAGTACCACAGCATTTGCATCTGTGCCATCGGCCCATCGACCACGAACCACTTGTTGCCCGTGATGAACGGATGAACCAGCGGAGTCAATGACGTGTGGGTGTTGACGGCATTGTTGGCGCTTTCCGGTTCCAAGGTGCTGCCGGTCAGCTTCAACGCCTTCATGCGCTGAGCACGTCCCACCACCAGATGGGTTGCCATCGCGCCGGTTGTTTCGCCGCGGTCGTCGCCCAAGCCCTCGAGCTGCACAATGGCTGTCTCAAGGTTGGCCTCGGTCAGTGCCGCCGTGCCCATGTAATTATCAACAGCGGTCGCATCGGCCTTGCTGCGTGGATGATCATCCGCGCACAGCGCCTTACTGTCATAGCCCAGATAGCTGGCGCTGAAGGCGTTGTTGAAGACCGACGCTTCATCCTTCACAACCTTGCGGTTGAAGGACTGTCCAAGGTTGCCCGCGCTGTCGAAGATACCCTGATACTGCATATCTTCGAGCAGGGTGCGCTCGACCTTGAAACCGTTGGTCAGTTGGGTGTGTGACCACTCGATTTCATAATCGGGATCGGCGTCGTCATAGTTGATCTGGCCTTCCCACGGCTGCGGATCGCCGAAGCTGCCGACACGAGCGTGCGTTTCTTTGGCCTTGGTGCTGGTACGGACGCCGAAAATGGTGCCCAAGAGCAGCGGGTTAATCTGGCGATACTTCTGGTAGAAGATTTCGCTCAGAACCGGATCGAGATCAACCAGATTGGCAAATCCGGCGGATGACTCGACAAACCAAGCACGACGCTTGGAAAGATCAACCTGCGCTTCACTGTCAGGACGACGAGCGACGCGCATTTGGGAGTTCATGTTGCTGTTCATGGTTTGACTCATACTCCTGTTATGCTATCGCCTACGCCCAACCGAAGGCGTGGTTACCGTACCAAACGACGAGTGTGGGTTCTGAAGCCGTGCTGTCAGCCCACACCAAGAAATCGTGGTTGGAGTCTGTAGTCAGCCCCAAGCCACCCGACGCCAGATCGAGCTTATCGCCCGCCACGCGCACGTTTGCATCGTCCACCGCATAGATTGCGCCGGGGTTGACGATGCATTCGACCGTATGACCATCGACTGTGTTGTCCACAGCTTCAGTCGCCGGGCCAAGGAATGCCGCGTCATTGGTTGCGCCGTCGTCAGCCTCACCCGATTCGAGATTCAACATCTCACCCCGGCTGATGACGGCGGATGCCTTCACCGTAAATCTGCGGAGAATGGGTTCGCTGCCATCAATGGAGCCTGCCCACTTAAATCCTGCTGCCATTTTTCACCTCGTTACTGATTGCCGTTATTTGCGGCTTTTGCCATTTCTACGCGGCGCTTGGCGATGTCCTCCGGTTTGATGTTGTGACCGTTGGATTGGGCGATTGCCGCCTGCCGTCGATCTTCATCCGTTACCTTTGGCTCACCTTTGCCACTGCCACCGCTGCCACCCGCGCCCGCGTCGTAATTCGGGGCAGGGTCTTTGACAAACAGGGATGGATTAGCGTTCAGGTACTCTTGCAGCTTCTCAGGCGACAATGCATCAATCAGGGGCATAACCAACGCCTTTTTGCTGTCAGGAATGGTTTCAATCCGCGCTTTGTTGCCATCGCGGATGACCTTTTCATAGGTTGCTGCCCGTTCTTCAAATGCTTTCAGCCGTTCAACTTCCGCCGCCCGCTGCTGCGCCAGTGCCTCAAAATTCCCTTGCTTGGTCATCTGATCCTGCTGCGCCTGCTTTATGGCGTCGAGCTGCTGCTGCAATCCCGTCTTAGCCTCGCGATAGGTTTTAGCCTCTTCACGAAGCGACTTGATGTACTCTTGCATATCCGGCGGAAGCGACTCAATCGGCGTTTTACCATTTGAACTGCCGCTCTGTCCGGACGGTTCGCCCGTTCCCTGCTGTCCGTCTTCCGCAAACCACATCCGCCGTTGAGTGAGATTGATAGGTGCTTCACTTATTGGCCGTCGTGCCGTGCGAAGAGACTTGTAATTCATGATCATCTGGGGTCTACCCTTGGTTAATGAGCGTCAGCTCGCAAATGGTTTTTGTCCGCCGCTGGCAGCCCCTCACGGCCCTCCTAAGCGGACGTGTCTTGAATATCCCAACTATTTCACAAGCCTTTCCCGCATAACGCGCAATGCTTCCGATAACGCGCCTTCTGAGAGCTTTGTGCGTTGAAGTCCCTCCACTGACCGATGCTTCAACTAACACATGTGTTGTCTCTATGGAGGATTTTCTCATGACTGATTTAGTGATTACCGCTGCGAGTGTCACGTGGGTCGGCGGCGTTCGTCCCATCGTCGGACAGGGCGGCGAGGCGGGCACGCCCGGCCAGCCGGTCTATCTCGACACGACCACCAACACCTATAAGCTGACCGACGGCGATTTGGACGCGGCCAGCGTTTGCGCGGGCATCCTGCTGGACACGATGGTCAGCGGACGTCCCTGTCTGATCGCCCCACCCGGTGCCGTCATCAACATCGGTGCAACCGTCACACTCGGCACGGTCTATGTCTGCTCATTGACAGCCGGTGGCGTCGCGCCTTGGGCTGATCTCAGCACCGGTGATTACGTCACCATCCTCTTCATTGGCGCGACCAGCAACGTCGTGGAACTGATTTGTAAGCGGCAGTACGCGGGCACGCACGCCTAATTTAATGGTTGCCAACCGCCAGCCCGCTCCAAAGCAGGGCACCGTTCAGGATTTGATCAATGGGCTGCTCGACCGGGGTTATAACCGGGAAGTGCAGCCCGTTTTGCGTGCCGTCGCCAAGTCGGTCAACAGCGGCTTAATTCAGACGCGCCTCGATCAACTGGACAAAGAAGTCCAGCGCCTCATGGAAGCCGGTGAAAAGCTCACGCCGGATAACCCCGTGCTGCGGGCCTTGCTCGCCGATCTTCAAGACACCATGAAGACCAACGCCAGCGTGGTCAATGGGGCAGCTGAAGCCGTGCAGCAAACCGGCATCAACGCCGCAGCCACCATTCAACGCCAGCTTGCGCTCCCCGGTATGACCGACACGCAGCTCGCACGGATTGGCATCACATGGAATCGGCCTGATCCGGCAGCCGTTGCCCGTCTCGTGCAGTATTCACAATCGGATGCATGGGCCAACATGCTGGCGCAGTACGGGCAGGGGATTGTGGACACGGTGAACAATCAGGCCATTCGCGGCATCGCCTCCGGATGGTCACCGCTGCGCACCGCCCGCAACATGCGCGACTTGACCGAGAACCTTCCCGCGTCTCAAGCCAACACGCTCATGCGTACGCTTCAGCTCACGTCGTATCGCGACGGTACCGCCATCCAGCAGACGGCCAATCAGGACATTGCCTCGCAGGTCATCCGGATCGCCGCGCTTGATGATAGGACCTGTCTCTCATGTATCGCGCTGCATGGCACGGTCATCTGGGATAGTGAAGCCGACGCAGGCCGTCCCGTCCCGCGCGTGAATGATCACTGGAATGGCCGCTGCACGTCGGTGGTGCAGGTCAAAGGCCGGACGCTCAACGTGCAGACCGGCGTCGATTGGTTCAACAACCTCTCCACCGAACGCCAGCAGCAGCAGGCCAGCTTCGCCGATTCACCCGGTAAGTGGCAAGCCTTCCAGAATGGCGACGTCACCCTTCAGGATTTCGTACATCAGCATCAGGATGATACCTTCGGGCAGATGGTCACCGAGTCCACCCTCAACGGAGCATTGAAAGGAAAATGACAATGGACAATGAACAACGTAAAGCTGAACTGGAACGGAAATTCAATCTTCAACTCGAACAGGCCGGAGTATCCATCCGCTACAAAATCAAAACCAATGGGGTTCAAAAAGTATTTATCGGCTACCCAATGGTCATGACATTAGATGAAGTCGAAGAGTATATCCCTCAGATTGACTTAGCATTCCCTGATTGGCGCGAATAAACAAAAAGATCAGGTTGTCTGTCCCTGATCTTTCTGCTGCGACTTTCCGTTGATCCGCTGGAAACGTCCGCCGCCCCCAACTTCGACCGATCAACTAGGCAATTGACCGCACACCTTATTTATTAGTTTGTGGTCAGGTGTAGCAGCACGTCCCCGAAAGGCTCACCCGGTTACTGCTACACTCTCCCCACTTGCACGGCGTTTTACGATCCACAACCGGCCAACGCCCTATAAAATGGTTTCCTTATTAGGATTGAGGCTGCCACTTGCGCCGTGTGTGGCATTTAAGCGTCACCGCTCCATCCCCCGAGGCTCATTCGTCCCCAGCTTCACGATCTGCCGCAGAGCACCTCAGTTGTTAATGACGACCATATTACCCGCGCCGGTCAAATGTTATCGCACATTGAGAAGATGTTTTATCAGAAGTCAGTTCGTCGCCACCGGATTAAAATTCAGTGGATTCATGGTCGGCACGGTCAAGCTGCCAAACCCGTTGACGCCGCCCATTGCAGAGGTCACCTTCGCTTCCACGTCCGCCTTCTTCTCATCCATCATCTGCTTGATGTCATCCTCCGTCCAGTTCGCCAGCCCCGACTGCGCCAGCGTCCGCAGTGCCGCCCGCTCGTAGCCCGCATCGTTCAGCAGCTTGTACAGCATCAGCACGTCACCATCGTTGCGCATCTCTGCCGACTTCCAGCGCGTGTTCAGATGGTCGATCACCGGTGGTACGTGAAACCCGAAAACGGCCTCTTGCGCATTCGCCAGATAGATCACATCTTCCCAACTATTGCCGATCTGCACCTGCGCCCGCGTCAGCTTGCCCAACATGCCGATCTCGCGCTGCTTCAGCGCTTCCCCGCTGGATGAGTCGCCGCCCATCTGGCCGGGCAGCGGCGTACTGCTGATCACGCCGATCTGGTTGATGATTACCTCGATCCCTGAAATGATCTGTGACAGATCGCCGCCCTGTATCCGCTCCAGCTTGGACGAATTCAGATAAGCCGCTTGGGCTTGGGCGTCCTCCGTGTTTTGCGGAACCACGACCGCGCCATTAGAATCCACCAGATTTTTAAGGATGGTCATGCCCGGTGTCAGCCCCTGCGGCACGTTGACATTCACGCCGAAGAAGATGCTAAACGCCGTCAGCCGTCCGGCCATCACCAGATCGACCAGCTGCGAATTCAGCGAGTCTTGCAGCGGGATGATGTTCACCAACTCGCTGATCCCGCCCTTGTTGTAAAACGGAATGATCGGCACACCCGGCGCGTTGCCATAAACCGCCACTTCTTCCGGAGTCGAATCAATCGCCACGATCGACTCGCCGTCCTTGGAATAATACTTGTCCACACGGTTCTGATAATAAATATTCACACGCCTGTACAGGCTGATGTTCGTCTCGCCTTCCACCTTCTGTTCAGGCGTCGGTGGCACGTCGTACCAGATTTTGATGGCCGCGGCGATCTCGGTTGTGCCCCGCTTATACACCACGATCACACCCGTGTCCCCATCATAAGCATCCTCTTGGTAGAAGCACTCGCGTTGCAGCTTGTCATCATACTGGACGCTCACAAACGTCACCCCATCCCGTAGATAAGCAACGGCGATGTCACTTTGCAGCCCATCGAACCGGTTGTATTCGATCAGCTCGTCCACCCACTCTTGGGCTGGATCAACCGCGTCTGGTGAAAGATTTGCATCGGTGTTTGGGTTCCCTTCCCCTGTCGCTATGGGGGAAGGGCTAGGGTTAGGGGTATCCGCGCTTTTCGCCTCAAACTTGGCGACGGTCAGCCGGTCGGCCATCCGGTCGATGATCAGCGCGCAGTAGTTGATGTTGTAGCGCTCCAGCTTTTCGTCGCTGATGTTCAGCATCTTCTTCATCTCAGCCGTCAACTGCATCCGATGATAACCGTTGTAGTAATCGCGGCACAGCTTCACCAGTTCGCCCTGTTCCCGCGTCTCATCCTGCCATGTGGATGTGACCAGCCCTTGTCCCATCAAAATCGCACTGATCGCCTCAAGCATAATGCCCCACCTTATCCTCGACTCGCCAATCGAGCCGCTTCTTCACCACCTGCACCGCGAAATAGCGCAGCGCGTCCATCAAGTGAAACGTCGCCTTGTCCTTGATATTCTTGGTCACTTCGCCGTTCTTAATCTCGCGTGAATAGCTCATCATCTCGTCAATCAGATCGCGCAGGTCGTCCATCACATACAGCCGGTGCTGGCGAATGAGCTGCGTCACCCGGTCAATGCCTTCTTCCACGTCCATCGTATCCGGCTCGCGCACGCCCGCTGCACCCGCGCTTTTGTAATCCTCGCGCCAGTATTTCTCCGACTTTGCACCCACAGCCCACCAGATAACGCGCTCACTGCCGTCTTTGGCGAGCTGCACATCATCGCGGGCGTGTTCTTTGGCGTCCCGACGCTTGCCGCCCTTCGCCGCACGGTACAGATAGAACACGTCTTCACGTGGATCGTGCGCCACCCACACCTTACCCGGATTCACAATGCCCGGATCGACCGCCACCATGCGCGGCCATTCGTGGGGGATGACGAAGCGCTTCACCTTGTGTCCGCCGTCCTCACGCAGCGCATCCACAAAATCCTCATAAATGGCTGCCGGTGGCCGTCCGAATGAACCCTGATAATCCAGCGCGAATTGATAGGGCTGCATGTTGCGCTGTAAGCTGTCGTATTCAGCTTGGCTAAACAGCGGATTGACCGTGCTCACGAAGTTGATCACGTCAATTTCAGGATCGCCGTTCTCCCACGGATCATAAATCTCTTTCTTCAGCCAGTTCATCTCGTAAGGCGTTGTGGTGCCCAGCGCTGGCCCGGCTGCCAGTGACAACCGTCCGCGCACGTCTTTATAAACCGTGTTCTTATATAAACCCGGCTCATCCATCCACGCCGCCTTGCAGCTTGCCGACTGCATACCGGCTTCGGATTCCGCCGTGCGGAGGATGATGCGCGTGTGCATCTTTTCGTGGTCACTGGCTGTGACTGCGCCGAAGTGCCCGCTGTCCAGATCGCACAGTTCCAGCACCCGATCACCGGCCCAGTACTTGGCAATGCCCAGATCGTTGACGAAGAACTGTTTGAGTGCGGGCAGCAGCTTCAAGATGAATAGGTCAGCCGTCGCGCTGATCGCCAGATAGTCGCCTTTGCCATGTTCTAGTATTTCACGGAACAACCACAGCGGGCCAAAGATCGTCTTCCCTGACTGCTTTCCGGCGATCATGAACACGAAGCGACGGTCGCTGTGCCACGCTCGCATCTGGCCGGGATGCAGATACATGTGGACGATCTTTTCCGCGCGATTCACCGTGTACAGTGGAAAGAACGGTGCAGCCGTCGCCTGATCATGGACTTCGATCTGCCACTGTTTGGGGGCAGGGGGATCAACGCCGTACATTTGCTTATAGAGTTTGGCCGCGAATAGCCGTTCCGGGGTTTGTTGCATCATGTTTCAGAAGGAGACTTATCAGTAGTCAACGGTAGAAGACAATGCGTTTTCGGCATTGGTCAAGATCATGAACAAGATCACGAATTTGATTGACCTCATCCATGTAAATGTCGCGCGTGCCATTGCCTGAATTGCGAAGTTTCAATTCAATAATCACGTCATTCAGGGCAAGAATTAATTTGCCGTGGGTCAGCATTTCACCGTCGCTATAAACTACGTTTTGACCGTAAATTGTCAGAGGCATTTTGCATTTGCTTATCTCATCTCGAATAGCCGACATCTCATCTAAAGTGCTTGGACTAGCATGAAAGCGCTGTCCTGCATCAGCCAGACGCATCAGATCAGCAGTGAAATGCAGAATTGCAATTGCCTGTTCAGAATGAATCGGCGCTGTATCCCGATTTCCTTGGCTTAATCGACCTGATACCATACGTCATCCACCTTGATTCACCATCGCCGCAAGATTCTTGATCACTTCCGCCACATTCAAACCAGCCGCCTTGATCTGCTCCAGCACATCCGGCGACACATCCAGCAGCCCCGCACCATCCGCGCCGGTCACTTCACTGCGCTCCACAAACCCTTCCTCTTTGCCAAAGGTCTTCAGCACAAACATGTACGCACGCGTGTGGCCTTCACTCTTGGGATTATCAATCTCATCCACCAGTGCGCTTGTGGCCTTGCTCACCAGCATCGACCGTGCCGCGTCAAATTGTTCTTTCAGTTCCGGCCAGCGCTCGAAGGCATTATCTACTGTCTGACGGCTGCATCCCACCATCGCCGCCACCGACGCCTTCACGCCGAAAGACTTCTGGATCGCCTCTTGGAACACTTCCTTGGGATACAGCGGCTTATCCTCGACCGTCGCGCCCTTCGCCTTCTCAAACGCCGCCTTCAGTTCAGGGATTTTCAAGTAACTATAAACAGTGCCACGTGAGCAACCTAATACATCTCCAATTGCTTTTGGTGATGCACCAGCTTTTTCAATCGCGATTCTTACATCGGCGACACTATACCTTCGGGCTACTTTCGGCATTTAGATGTCCAAACAGGTCTAACTCGCGTGTATTGTGCGGCTAATTCTTAGCCAATTCTATTCCACTATGCGAAGCATAATAAAAGGATAGACATTTTACGGATTACTGAACGCACAACATGTGCTATTCTTGTTCCGGTGCTGATTTTCTTCGCGCTATAGCGCGTTTAGCACCTTCACTCATTTTTCTTCGAGTCTCTTCACTTATGGGCGGACGACGTTTGTTTGCGTCTCTTAATTTTTGTCGCGTCTCTTCAGTAATCGGTGGACGCTTTTTACTGGCCTCGGTAATCTTATCTCGCGTCTCTTTACTCATTCTTTTTGATGCTTCACTTAGCTTACGTTTATGTTCAGCGGAAAAGGGTGGCATCTTTTTACCCCTGAGCGATTCGCTTGTCTTGCGGCGCGTTTCCTCACTGGGCGGGGGGCGCATTCTACGAGCCTGACTCAGTTTTTGCCGCGTTTCATCACTTATAATTCTGCCACGTAATGCTTGACTTCTTTTTCGGCGTGTCTCGGCGCTAGGGTTCCTATTTGCCTCACTAATTTTCCTTTTTGTTTCTGCACTACGCGGGACTCCTCTTGTGGCAGCGCGAACATCCTTGGCAACGTTGTAACATAACCCCTTCGGCATAAAAATATTAAGATAATGCTGTTCACGAATGTCTAATTGCTCAACAAGGCAATATTCTAGCTTCTTGAACTTGAAAACTTTTTCACCATATTTATTCCATGCTGATTGAAGATGTTTATTCCGGTGACGGTTAGTTCGTAGTTCCCATAAATGTTGTTTCCAACGTCTATGAAAGTCCTTGGCTTGCCCAATATAGACTTTGCCGTCTTTAGTATTGAGGATTACGTAAATGCCGGAAATCGAGTTATGATTAACCATAGTATGCTACCTCTAATAGCTTACTCGCGCCCCGGATGTGCAACCATCGCGGGGCAACCGTTTGATAGAACAATTATATCGTTTCTTCGCTCAATAAGCCACTTATGCCCAACTCAACACAAATTCCGTGCCGTGCGGCCACATTCCCCGATTCAGGCTGAAGCACAGCCGCTCCATCCGCGTCGGCAGCCGGTACCCCTGACGCGCCCCATGCCCCCCGACACGCACCAGCCGCCCCGCCTGATACATTGCCAGCATATCCCGGCGAAGTGATCCTTCCGCTCGGTCATCGTAGGGCAGGCGCGGCTGGATGTCTCTCGGAAACACACCACGCCGTAAGTCGCGATAAGCTTTCGCCACAACTTTCTCAATCTCATCATAAACCATATCGGTATGCTCAGAGAACGTGATCTCGCCGCGCGGCACCATGCCGAACTTCGCCGCGAATGCCTCCCGCTGCGAGCGTGTCGCCAGCCGATAGCCCCGTGACTCACCGTGCCCCACCTTCACCAGCCGCCCGATCTTGCACAGCGCGTCCATTTCCGCCTGTACCTGCTTATCCGTCAATCCGGGCAGCCGCACCATCAATTCCACCGGTTGAATGCCGCGCCATGATGTACGCTGCGCTTCAGCCATCGCCGCTTCAATCTGTTGATATAACATCTCAGGGTTATTGATCTTCATGATACCCGTAAGGTTGTGTTAATTTTAGAACTAATGTATCACACATCCCACAAACTACGCAATCAGGTTTGTTTATTCTAACTTCACACAACCACGCTTTCACAAGGAATCGGCGTCACCCTTCAGAAGATGGATTATCAGAAGTCAGTCCGACTTAGTGTTCATACAATCTTCGATTTCATCAACAATAGCGGCAAGCGAGAAAAACCATGTCCGCAAAGGTGCTTGACGAACACACGCGACCGCGTCGCTTTCCCAATCCCGCCAAGAATTATTCATTCGCCAATAGAGCCGTCCGTAACAATATTTTCGCCACAAGCGGATAATCATTGGTCGATTTCGCATGATACGACCATCGCGAACAAATCGAGTTCGTCCGTCATTATCGACATAAATACCAACGTTCACTTCCACTCCCCTGCTTTCTCGGCCATGCCGATGCACACCAGTTCACGCGCGTCAAGCCACTTCACATCCCCCGCTTGGTTGTAGCGTTCCCACCACCATTCGAAGGCCTTGTTGCTGGCCGCCGCGTATATCTCGCACTGCCGCTCATCCATCTTGGTGAACTCGCCTTGCAACCGCATCAGCTTCGCCGCGTCGTATTTAGAATAGTTTTCCTGCCACATCACCGGATGAATGCCCATCCGCGCATTGGCACACACCATCCGCTTGGCGCAGCTCGCCCAGATCGTCGCCGCGCTGCTGCCCGTGTCGCCCACCATCACGCCGGTGATCCGCCCGATGTGTTTGATGACGTTCGCCAGCGCCAGTCCGGTCATCGAATCGCCGCCGTTCGAGCGGAAGTAAATCCGGATCGGCAGTTCTTCCGACTTCTCGCGCAAATACCACATCTGCGCCGCGATCCGCTCCATCACCGCTTCTGCCACGTCTTCCGCCAGCCAGATAATCCGCTGCTCATTCAGCAGGTAATCATTCTCCAGATCAGCCTTATTCATCCCGCTTTCCTCTTCCCACTCATAATAATTCCCGTCCACAGTTCCTCAAAATGCGGCACTTCGAACCGCGTCAACTGCCGCCGCTTCACCTGCTTGTAACTCCGCTCCAAGCCGCGCTCCGGTCGGTACTGGTACAGGCTCACCTCAAACACCACGTAACTCCAAGGGCGCAGCGGCGAGTGTTCATGCACATACACATTCGGGCTGTAGACCACGCCGAACCGTGCGCCCAGCTTCAGCGTCAGCAGTCCGGCGTAGGTCGTCCCGAAATAGAACTGGATCGACGCGGGATACCCGTGGGGTTGAAATAGTTGCCAATCATCCGGTTCCCGCTCGATCAAGTCCATCGTGTTACTCGCCTCTGCTTAACCAGCAGGGAGCAGCGGAATATCCGTGCTCTCCACCAGCGCCTCGGTGATTGTCCTATTGCCAGTGCCAATCAAAAATGGAATCAACGGCACTGCCCCCGGTCGATACAACACGCTGAAAACCTCCGACTCCAGCCAGTTGTGAACCAAGTAAAGCGCTTGGCGTAAGGCTTGATCTTTGGTGGATGGGGTTTCATGTCGCATCGGCAGTGCTGCGATCTCCATCCGTCCCTTGATGCCATTGACGCTGAACGTCATCAGCCAGCCATAACGCATCGGCACGCCGGGAGCCACTTCAAACTTCCCCGGCGAAAAGGCAATGTTGCCCGCGTCAAGCTGAAGCATCATCTCTCGAATTTCACTTTGCAGACGCTCCGCTGATTTCTCAGTGCGTCGCCCGGGTATCTTGCGATCTTGACTGTCCTCGAAATACGGAATGTTCCGCGCCGCTGTTTGTACAGGTTCAGGAATAAAATTGACCATCAGCTTTCCGCCCTCTCCACACTCCACCCGCGCCGCTCGAATCCCGCCACAATCGCCTCATAGCGGTCACTCGACACCAGATACGGCAGCCGCGACGATCCCCGCGTCACGAACACCTTCTGGAACCGCGCATTCTCGACCACCTTCGCCAAGTTCTTTGGCCCTTGAATCTTCGACCGTCCCATCGTTCAAGCCT